CCGAATCTACCACTTCTCGCCGCATGATGTGTAAGGACGGTGGACTACATGGCAAATATTCTGGATAAAGCCATTGCGGCAATCAGCCCTGAAAAAGGGTATCGCCGCGCTGTGGCACGCGCCGCACTGTCCGTCATGAACAACGGCACCGGCTACGGAAACTACGGAGCAAGCCGCATTTCCCGCGCTATGCGCAGCTGGCACGTTGGCGGCGGCAGCGCAAAAGAGGATATCGAAGATTCTGAAAGTTTTTCTGATGGCATTCCCTGAATGGCTGGCCTGCATCTTCATGGTGGTCGGCCTTGTGGTCACAGCGCTGGCGGCGGTACGTCTGGGTTACGGCCTTGTGGTCGCAAAGACTGTGTACAAGTGGATCGTCAACGCAGAGGAAAAGTTCGGTAGTGGCGCAGGCGCAGAAAAGAAAGCCCATGTCATTGCCGTACTGCGTGGGTATACCCCGGACTGGCTGGACTGGGCAATCAATGAGCGGACGCTGGATTGGATCGTGCAGCTCGTGTTCGACTTTACCAAGAAAAAACTTGAAGATTACATGGCGAAGAAATCCACAGAGACCACTACTGTGGCCCGTTTCGGTAAGGCGGGGGAGGACAAGCGTAATGACTGACGAGGAACTGGAACATCGCCTGACAGCGGTCGAAAACCGTGCACAGAGCAACACCCACCGGCTGGACGAGCTGGGGAAGCTGACCGATGCAGTAAACGGCATGAACACCAATATCAAGTTGACCATCCAGCAACTCGAAAACACAAACAAGAGCCTTGAAATTGTAACGGCTCAAAACAAAAAGCAGGACGACCGCCTGACCGCGCTGGAAAAAGCCCCCGGAACATTTGGGAACAAACTTTGGTGGGCTGTGATTGCGGCGTTGGTTTCCGGCCTTGTGGCCTATGAACTGACGATGCTTCTGCACTGAAATGAAAATGCCCCGCTGGCATCCGGATGGATTGCTGGCGGGGCATTTTTTGTTTGTCTGGAAGTTTTGCACAAAGGATATGTGCAAAGTGTGGAAAAATTGCGAATTGACAACGGTATACCGTATAATTTACGCTTAAAACGAAAATAAACGCCATAGTCGAAAGGAGGAAAACGGCGTGCGAGTGTTCAAACAGCTTACGCTTACAGACCGAATCCGTATTGAAAAGTGGTTGAAAGATGGGCTGAGAGTAAAGGAAATCGCAGACAGGTTGCGGGTTGACCCGTCCACGGTGTACCGGGAACTGAAACGCGGCAGCTACGACAAGTTGGACGGTAAGACGTGGAAGCTGATTCCTACATATAGCCCGGATATTGCAGAACAAAGGTATCAGGCACATCTTCGGGAGAAGGGACCAAACCTTAAGATTGGCAAGGATCATGAGCTTGCAAGCTATATCGAGCAGACCATTATAGATAAGGATTGTTCACCGGCTGCTGTGTACGGTTATGCCTTGGAAGAAGGACGGACATTCAAAACGCATATATCGGTGCCTACCATATACAGCTACATCAAAAAGGGCGTGTTCCTGAACTTGACGCAAAAGGCTCTGCCAAGACATGGAGTGCATAAGGGCGACTATAAAAAGGTGAAAACAAAGGATCCTGCTCGTGCGCCTGCCGGTGAGAGCATCGAAAAACGCCCGGCGGAAGTAAAAGACCGTGAAGAATTTGGACACTGGGAAATGGACACGGTGTATTCTGGCAAGAAGAAAAGCACGGTTGCGCTGCTAGTGCTGACTGAGCGCAAGACCCGGAACGAAAATATTATAGTGGTGCCAGATCGCCGCGCAGAGACGACCGTGCGGGCAATCAATGCACTGGAACGGAAGTTAGGCGCAGAGAAGTTTGGCATTATCTATAAGAGC